CGTTGCCATCTTGCTGACAAGTAAGGCAACTTGCCTGATAGTAGATGTGAGTAAGTTTTAGTATTATTGGGTAATTCAGCGAAAGGCATCTTGAGGCAACTTGCTGTATCGTATAAGTTTTTCATGATTCTACCTCCTCATGCAAAACCCATATTTTGTTGTTTTCCACAGGCAGAGCTGCTCCTGTATTTGGGCATTTAAAATGGGTTGGTAGAACGTTTTGCTTACTTCCCGAGTTATTCGTAAACTCCATATTCTCAACACAGATCAAGCCATATTTGGAACGACATCTTTCGTAGCCAAGGCTTGTTGCCTCGTTGGTGAATTTGATATATCCTTTGGTTGCTAAAACAGATATGCGTTCTCTGATTGTTTTATTTCCGCCAAGACTTGCTTTGCTCTCAAACTTTTCTGCAAATTGATTGCTGGTATATAAGTTTCCTTTGAGCGCTTCCTCAGCAATTAAATCCAAAACAACATCAGACTTTCTGTGCCTTTCAGCATCTAGTTTACTACCATAATCTTGCTTGATTAATCGCTCAGAATATGGATTTAACTCAACCCACTTATTATCTTCTTTTTCAACGATTTTACGTGGGATTGATGAGCCATTTCTCAGCTCAAAATATAGATTTATTCTTGAATATAACTCATCAGGACGATGTAGAATTAAACCACTTGAATAGAAGCTTCTTAGGCTTCCAGCACCAGAAAACGCTTGAAACGGATCTTCTTCAACTTCTTTCTTTTTAATCTTTTTTGTATGATGACAAAGGATGATACCCATATCTGGGTTGAGCATTGAACGAAGTTTTTCAATCCTATTTTGTAGAAAAAACAACATGGCATTATTATCATTCTCACTTGAAGTTGGAGAACCTCCATCAAATAGATTTCTGATTGGATCAATGCAAATAATATCAATCTTGTTATTGCCAAAATTATGCTTGATGGTTTTACAAACTGCTTCAATTCCTTCATCATTTAAAATCATCTGAATATTACTGGTTGAAACCAGATTATTTGATGATTTGGCAATAATTTCTTTTGAGACTTTGAGCTTCTTAACTCGCTCCCTCATATAGTGATATCCTATCTCAGCTTGTAGATAAAATATCTTGAGAGGTCTTGGTGGCTTTAATCCAAGGAAAGGTTCGCCTGCTGCCATATGGATTAGAAAGTTGATCAAAAAATCACTCTTTCCAACTTTGGGAGCTCCACCAATTAGAAGTAATCCTCCTGGAGTTAAAAGCCTTGGAAATATTAAATCCTGTGGCATTGGTGAGATATCAGATAAAAGCTCTGATATGGTAAATGATGGAAGTTTTTTGCTTAAATCTTTAGCTGTGTTTAAGAAGCTTCTAACATCAAAATTTTCTGCTACAGCATCATATGCATCCCATTTATCTTTTTTAGCTTCTGGCGGTGATAAAACTGAGATAAAAGAACATTTGCCGGATAGATAATCAGCTAACTTATTTGCATAATTTATTCCTGCCTCATCATTATCTGGCCAGATTATTACTTCCTTATCTTTTAAATGTGACCAGTCGGTTTTTTCTAAAGGGGCATTTGCACCGCACATTGCTGTTGTTGCACAAAATCCAGATTCAATTAAGGCATCTGCTGACTTTTCTCCTTCAACGATGATGACTTTTTTGGAAGAGATAATTCCTGGAATATTGTAAAGAGGCCTTATCTTTGGAGCTTGGGATTTCTTATTTTTTACATCCCAGATTCTAAATTGCTTGCCATCCTCGTTATCATAGCGATAAACAACTGCTGATAAGCGATTATTTGCATCAAAATAATTCCAACTTTTTGAAGGCTTGCCAAGAGTATCAATTGGAGGTGATTTTTGAACTGGCTGGTTTTTCCAGATGGTTGGATTGATTGAAGAATTACCAAGCCAATCATTAATTTCAGTTAGTAATTTTGAAAACTCACTTTTGTTATAACCTCTGACCTCAGACCAAAGATTTAAAAGATCACCGCCTTGATTGGTTGCAAAATCATGCCAACAGCCTTGTTTATTTCCTTGAAGCTGAACAACTAAGCTTTTGCCTTTGCCTCCTTCTACATCACCTGCATAATAACAATGATTTTGAATATAGCCTTGAGGTAGAAGATAATTTAAAACTTCATTTATTCTATGAAGCAATGATCTTCGAATTTCTTCTATATCAATTTGCTTTGGAATTTGCCCCTGATTATTTGCGCTGTTAAAATCTAAAAAATTATCCATATCCACTAAAATTTCAGATTAAAACAACGCTCCTGCCATGGGCAGAACTTGCACTCAAAGTATGATGAGTCAGATGAGATTCGAGGGAGTAATTCTCCAGCATCAGTTGAGGTGATTATTCTGACCGCCTTATCACTTAATTTTTGGGCAAGAGCCTGATCAAATTTTATCAGTTCAAAATAAAGCTCTGCCGTATCCTTATTAATTGCTGTGAAGAGAGTCGGATTTTTTGATATGCCATCAATTGAACTTTCCATATAGGCTTGATAAATGGCAATTTGCGCTGCATAAATTGGCTTTGAAATCGCCAAGCCTTTTTTGACTGTGTCGTTAAATGATTTGTTATTGAGTGATTTACATTCCCAGAGCATTGGAAATGTTAGATTTAGCTCCTCTGGCGCATCAATAATTACGCCATCAACATGACCTTTAATTTTACCATTTAGAGCAGAAAACCCAAACTGACTTCCATCCTTTTTCTCGGTGATTAAATCAAATCCTGCTTGCCTTAACCATTTAATTGCCAACTCTTCAAAAATATGTCCTGCCTGAAATATCCGCAGTGTCTTGCCAGTGAAATTTTGATCCTCATCTTTTGGCGTGTTGGTATATTCAAATTGTAAAGCTCTACTACAACTTACCCCAAGACGAGATGCACCAAGATAATTTCTAGGCTCTTGCTTCTCATTTTCTTGGGTAAGAGATTTATCAATTAATATTGATATTTGCTCTGATAATTTGGGCTTATGATTAAAATCTAACATGGCAAATCCTCCATTAAATTTGAATCTTCTTCCTTTTGTCTCATGGAGTCCTGATAAGCGGTGACTGCCACTTCAATCAGGCAAAGAACTTCTTCTCTGGAATAATTGGATAGAGGACGATCCATCCCAATTTCTGCTATATATTCACCAAGTGGTTTTAATGCTGATTCAATTGAATCTTTTTCTGCTTTTGTTAAATCGATCATGTTGTTTGACTTAAAATATTGATAAAAAATTTCCTGACAGAGCCTTGAGCAAAAATGCTTCCTCTGCTTCTTATTCCTTGGATCTCCTGCTCGAAGAGGTGGAGGAATAAATCCAAATCCTTGCGCTTCTCTGTAACAAATTTCACAAACTCTCATAAGGCGTTACTCATTTGAGGTTGATCTAGAAGCAGGCTCTTTATTGCTTGTTTGTTGAAGTGGAATTTAAGAAGATTGGCTGCCTTATATTTGGTAATGCCAAAGTCGCTTCGATATATTTGCGGAAGTAGATTTAACTGCTTGCTTGATGCTGGTTCATTTAGCCATTTTTTGGATTTATAGGCATTTTCGTAAGTCTCATAAACACCCAGAAAATCATCAGCCTTGGCTAGGCATATTTGCTTTGAACCTTTAGCAATTATTTTGATCCCAAAAACTTCACTACTACCAATTGCGTGCCAATTATCATTTAAGAAAAAAACACCCGCAAAGGCATTAAAACCACAGGCCATAAAGGAAGATTCATCATCAAATAAATCGCACCATAAAAAATTTGATTCTTTGGTTAGTAGATCAATTTCAGTCATTTCAAAATCGGTTAATTCTGATTTTGTTTCCTCCTCATTTACCGATAAATTAGCACCACATAAAGGACATTCTTTTGAAGCGGATGGAATAAGAGCATTACACTCAAAACAGCTTTTTTGGTTATTTTGTTTTTTCTTATTTTCTGATTTCTTTCGTGTCTCTAAATTGGCATCAACTTCTAAACAGCCATGAGTAAGTGAGGAAGTTCCAAAATCTAAAATTATGCAATTTTCTTTAGCGATGTTGGGGTGAATCTCAGGGTCAATTACTCGAAGTCCTCTGCCAATCATTTGAATCATGGTAGATTTAAATGATGAGGGACGAAGTAATATTACGCAGGAAGTTGGTTGATAATCCCAGCCTTCAGTTAGAACTGAAACATTTACAATGACTTGGGCATCTCCTTGCTCATATTCTGCTAAAGCAATTTTGCGTTCATTATCACTTAATCCGCCATGAACTAGAGATGTTTTAACGCCATTATTATTAAAGGCTTCAGCAACAGAAATTGCATGCTTAACAGTGGAGCAAAATATTACTGTTTTTCTGTTTTGTGCATATTGCTGCCACTTACTAAAAACCGCATCAGTGATTGGTGATTTATTCATGATTTTTTCCACCTCACTCATATCAAAATCACCAGCAGTCTTTTTAACTTTTCCTAAATCCTTTTGCGTGCCAACATCAATAATATAGGTTTTTGGTGAAACTGAATGACCTGATGCAATTAACTCTGAAATTCTGATATGATCAGCAACATTAGAGAAAACGCCAGATAGGTTTTTCTTATCACTTCTATTTGGTGTTGCGGTTACGCCATAAATTAAAAGATTTGGATTTATCTTTTTTGTTTGGGCGATAATTCGTTGATAAGAATCAGAGGTTGAATGATGTGCTTCATCAATTACCAAAAAATCAATTTTGGGAATTTCATTAAGGTTATTTTGCCTACATAATGTTTGCACCATGGCAAAAACCGCCTGACCATCAAATGACTTCTCTTTAGCATCAAAAATTGATGTAGAAATATCAGGATTAACTCGCAGGAACTTGCTTTGATTTTGCGAAGTTAATTCATCTCTATGAGCAAGAATTAATGCCTTTTGCTTCTTATTTATGATTTTTCCGGTAACAGCAGAAAATAATATGGTTTTGCCTGCACCTGTTGGAGCTATACCAAGAGTGTTACCATGTTCTTGAAGTGCGACAACACTCTTTTTTACAAATTCCTCCTGTCTTGGTCTGAGTATCATTTTATATCCTTAAAAATATTAATGATTACTGCGCCCAAGTAGGACGATTATTATTTGGTTGCTGAGTTTGGGTTGGTTGACTCTGCTGAGAATTATGAGAAATATTTCCCATTAATTTGGCATAATCCTTATGATCAGGAGTTATGGCAAATTTGATCTCATTTTTGTCATTACCATTTTGATCCTTGGCAACTGTGATTTTGGCTAAAAACTCAATACCATCAAGATCAGCAAGACCTTTAATTCTTCTAGCATTTTGAGCAGCTTCGCTCACATCAGATTCTTTAAATCCCTTGGAAGAATTAAGAATTGCCTTGATAAAGCTTCTGCCAATATTTGCCCATTCAGGGCCTTTTTCTGAATGAAGTCCAATTAAGCTCCAAACCTTTCTTCTAGCAAATTCACCTTCCAAAACCACAAATTCACAAGAAAGGTAAATTGAACCTGTATTATCATTTTTAGTTGCATATCCACCATTCCAGCCTTGATTTGCATCATCATAACCTCCGGGTCTGATTTGCATTCTAACCTTAGCTAGAGTGTTGTTAGGGATTACATCAAAAGATTGCTGATTATCTGAATTATTAAAATCGTTCCACATAGTTATTTATTATTTAGAGTTAATATTATTGAAATTACTGTATTGAAGATGCTCACTAATTGGCTTTGCTTCTGACTTAATTTTGGTCATCAGTTTGCCTAAATGAGGTTCTTCAATTACTTCTAATCGCCTTGATCTGTCTTTTGCTGGATAGCTATAAGGGTTGAGCGTCTGACAAATAAATGCCCGATAGGACTCGCCTTCTTCAGGGGTAATTTGTGTCATGGTTATGACCTGATCGACAATGCCTAGAAATGCCCCCTAAAATTCAGACCATTAATTTTTAAATTTCATAGACTATAATTTCTTTAAATTTCGATTTGGAAGATGGAAAAATATGCTAATATTTTTTCATCTGT